GGATATCCGGAAAAGTGGATGAGCTGCCGGAGGAGATCCGCCAGCAGGTGGATGTGATGCTGGTCGATACCTCAAACACCTACCTGTCAATCAGTCTGAAGCTGAAGGACATGGGGTACGAGGTATCGAAGAGCAGTATCGGGCGTTACGCCCTCCGCACGGCCAGCGCGACCCAGAGGCTCCTGGAAGCCCAGGCACAGACGGAACAGCTGGTCAAGGTCATACAGAAGAATCCGGATGCCGACTACACTGAAGCAGGCATCAGGATGATGGTGAACGGCCTGATCGACAAGATCGCCACAGCGGAAGAAGAGTTCGACGCCCTTCCACTGGATAAAGCAGGACGGCTCCTGGCGAGCCTGTCCAGGACAAAGGTCTACAAGGACCGTGTGAAACAGGATATGCAGAAAAAAGCAGATCTTGCCTTCTCTGAGATGGAAGACAGGATCATGAAGCTGATCCGGCAGGATCCGGAAGCGGCAGCACAGCTCCGCACGATCCTACAGGAGGCAAAAGACAGGATGATGCAGGATGATTGATTTTGACCACTGGCTGACACAGCTGGACGATGGAGAAGAGCAACAGGAAAGAGAGTGGCATACCAACCAGGAAGAGCTGTTCCAGGAATATGTCCTTCGGGAGGAAACTGCTTACCGGAAGGATTTAAAGGAACGGTTTGACCGTGGCGAGAAGCTGACCGGTCCGAAAGGGCTCAGGAAGAAGCTGGCTGCCGTGGATCTGTCCTACTTCGGCAGGGCGTATCTGTCTCACTATTTCGTAAGGAAGTCCCCGGAGTTCCACGCGGAGCTGGATGCCATCTGGGAGTCGGGCGTTCTGAAGGGAATGAACCCTTTAATGGATGCCAAGAAGATTTCCAGGGCAGACGGATCCAAGAGAGCCATAGCAGCTCCCCGTGGACATGCGAAGTCCACGAACTTCACATTCAAGGACTCCCTTCATGCCATCCTGTACGCATACAAGCACTATCTGATCATCCTGTCCGACTCATCTGACCAGGCGGAGGCATTCCTGGAAGACATCAAGGATGAACTGGAAGACAATGCTGACATCATTGAGGACTTCGGCTGCATGAAGGGGGAAGACACCTGGAAGAGCGGCACGATCAAGACGACCAACGGCGTCAAGGTGGATGCAGTAGGATCCGGAAAGAAACTTCGAGGAAGGAAAAACCGGAGCTGGCGTCCTGACCTTATTGTCCTGGACGATATCGAGAACGATGAGAACGTCAACACACCGGAACAGAGGAAGAAGCTCCTGAACTGGTTCAACAAGGCTGTGATGAAGGCGGGGGACACCTACACGGACATCATGTATGTGGGAACAATCCTGCATTATGACTCCCTTTTGTCCAACACCCTGAAGAATCCGGAGTTCAAGAGCCGGAAATACCGGGCTGTCATATCCTACGCGGATAACACACAGCTGTGGGAACAGTGGGAAGAGCTTTTTATCAACCTTTTTGACGAGCTGCATGAGGAACACGCAGACGAGTTCTTTGAGGAACACAAAGCGGAGATGCTGAAAGGCACAGAAGTCCTGTGGGAGGAAAAGCTGTCCTACTACAAACTCATGAAGATGAAAGTATCCGAGGGAGATGCTTCCTTTAACTCCGAGCTTCAGAACGACCCGATCGACCCGGACAATGCGACATTCAATGAAGAATGGTTCGATTTCTACGACGATGAGCCGATTGACTTCAGTGATCCACGTTTCTACTTTGTCGGGGCAAATGATCCGTCCCTGGGTAAGAACAAAAAGAGCGATACCAGTGCCATCATAGGCCTGGCAACAGATATGAAGACCGGCTATATGTACGTTGTGGACGCGTCAATCGAGAAACGCCATCCGGATGTGATCATCGACGACGCCATCGACATGAGCCGGAGATACAAAAAGGACTACAGCCGGAGCTTCCGGAAGTTCGGCGTTGAGACGGTACAGTTTCAGTGGTACTTCAAGGAAGTCCTGGCGCAGAAATCGGCACAGGAAGGCGTGTACCTCCCGATCGAGGAGATCCAGTCCAGCTCCAACAAGATCATGAGGATCGAGTCCCTTCAGCCGATGATCAAGAACCACTACATCAAATTCTCACGGAAACACAAGACACTGCTCCAGCAGCTGAAGGAGTTTCCAATGGGAAAGAACGACGACGGACCCGACGCGTTAAAAATGGCGGTTGATACCGCAGTCAAGGCAAGGGGAAGCAGTGGGGCGGGAGAGTACCGGACCGCAGAAAAAAGAAGGGTACAGTTTGAAGAAGGAGCGTACTGATTATGTCAAAAAAGAAGAAGGGAAAGAAAGGCAGGAAAGAAGCCTTTGACCCGGAAAAAGACACCGGGATATTGAGACCGGTTGACATGACCATTGCCGCCGGGGAGATCAATGACCGTTATTCTGATTATCCGAGCCGGGGACTGAATCCGGTGAAGCTGGCTTCCATCCTCAGGGATGCAGACGAAGGAAACGTCCGCAGCCAGATGGAGCTGTTCGAGGAGATGGAGGAGAAGGACGCCCACCTGTTCTCCCAGATGCAGACCAGGAAGCTGGCTGTGACGGGACTGGACTGGGAGGTACAGCCCTTTTCACCGGACGATGGACAGGACAAGGCCATAGCGGAGTGGATCAAGGATCAGCTTCTTGGCATCGAGAACCTGGACGACATCCTGACCGACCTGCTGGACGCGATCGGGAAGGGCGTGAGCATCATGGAGATCATCTGGGGCGTGGACTCAGACGGCTTCGATGTGATCGAGGATATCCGGTATGTACATCAGAAGAAACTGGTGTGGGACTGGGAGACGGACGACATGCTGGTCTGCACCGAACAGTTCCCGAACGGCATACACCTGCCGAAGAACAAATTCGTGGTTCACAGATACAAGGCCAAGAGCGGCCACCCGTCCAGGGCGGGGATCATGCGTATCGTGTCCTGGATGTACCTGTTTAAGAACTACACGGTAAAGGACTGGGTTTCCTTCTGTGAAGTCTACGGAATGCCCCTGCGGATCGGCAAGTACGATCCGGGAGCAAGCGAAGCAGATAAACAGGAGCTTCTGGATGCGATCGTGAGGATCGGATCTGATGCAGCCGGTATCATACCGGAGACCACCATGATCGAGTTCAAGGAAGCCAACAAGACCACCAGTGCAGACATCTACGAGCAGCTTGCCAGGTACTGCGACGAACAGATCAGCAAGGCGATCCTGGGACAGACACTGACCTCAGACAGCGGCGGTGGAAGTTACGCCCAGTCCAAGACCCACAACGAAGTCCGGCACGATCTGACCGCGGCGGACGCCAAGGCCCTGGCAGTCACCATCCGCCGGGATATCATCCGCCCGCTTGTGGAGTACAACTTTGGGGCAGATGCAAACGTTCCGTTTATCCGGTTTAACTCCGATGAGGAGGAAGACCAGAAGGAAGCGGTGGACATGTACCGCACACTGGTGTGCGATATGGGGCTGAAGGTCCCGGCGTCACATGTGTACAAAAGATTCTCGATCCCGGAGCCGGAAGAGGGGGAAGAAACCCTCCAGCCGAACATGGTGGCAAGGACCCATCTGCTGGATGGCAGCCAGGATGATGGCACGGATCCGGAGCAGCTGAAGGATGATTCTGAAGCATTGACGCCAGAGCAGATCCAGCTGGATGATATGACAGACCTGTCCAACCAGCTGGCGGCCAGACTGATGGAACAGATGGTAAAGCCTTTGAAGAACCTTGTGGAACACTTTGACGGGGATCTGGGAGACTTGCAGGAGTTCCTGAAGGATGAGGAGAAGCTGAAAGCCCTGTACGAGGATATGGAATCCCCGGAGCTGGAAGACCTCCTCCATCAGACCATCTACCTGTCCAGCGTGATCGGGAGGACACAGGAATGAGCGAAGCCCTGTATGGAAGTTTCAAAGACTTTATTTTCAAAAAAGCTGTCAAATTCCTGAGAGGGAGAAAGGCACTCCCCAAAGACGTGTACATGAAGCTGGATGATGAGGCAAGGGCGAAAGCCTTTACCGTATCCGGGTACACGGCACTGGAAGTCCTCCAGGAGTTCTCTGACGCGCTTGCGGATGCAGTGGAGCAGGGGAAGACAAAGGACGACTTCCTGAAGGAGATGAACACTTTTCTGGCGGATCGCGGATACGAAGCCATGAACCCCTGGAAGAGTGACACGATCTTCAGGACGAACATCCAGACCGCGTACAATGCCGGTCACTACCAGAGTATGACGTCTCCAGAGACCCTGCGGCTCCGCCCCTACTGGCAGTACAAGACAGCAGCGGACGGAAAAGTCCGTGAGAGCCACGCCATCATGCACGACGCCGTGTACAGGGCGGATGATCCCGTGTGGGACATCTGGTACCCACCTAACGGGTTCCGGTGCCGGTGCATGGTAAGGAGCTTGTCCAAGAGACAGGTGGAGCAGATGGGACTGGAGGTAAGGCAGAACCCTCCCAGGACTGTGGACTATGACACCGGCGAGATCCTTATGATCAACCCAGACAAGGGCTTTTCCAATAACCCGGCAAAGACGACCTATAAGCCAGACCTGTCAAACATAGACAAGCCCCTCCGGAAGATTTTCCGGGAAAGAAAGCAGGAATCAATCTGAGCGATTTTTAAGCCATTTTCTGTAATAGGTGGGGAATTGCTCCAGTTTGCCGAGAAAATAGCGTTATGACGCGTTATAACGCTATTACAGACGGCACAGAAGAGGTGAGAGAGACAATGGAAACTTTGATAGCCCTTCAGGCGGGCACGATCGACCTCTCCGGAGCCCCGGAAGAGATCAAGATCCTCCCTCTTGGAGAGGTGAAGTCCACAAAAGGGACCTTCCTGGTGGATGACGCCAGCGTAGACATGATCCTGAAGTCCTTCAGGGACCGCAAGATCGACCTGGTAGTGGACTATGAACACCAGACCTTGCTGAACGTCCAGGCACCGGCCAGCGGATGGATCACCGAGCTGAGAAAAGGCGCGGACGCCATCATCGGAAAGGTACAGTGGACACCAAAAGCGAAGGAATACCTGAAAAACAGGGAATACCGCTACCTGTCCCCGACCATCATGGTGCGGAAAGACAGACGAGTATCTGCTGTATCGTCGGTAGCATTGACCAACAGCCCGGCTATCGACGGAATGCCTGCCATGTGCAAGGACAACGGGCTGACGAAAGGAGAAAACACAATGGACCTGAAGAAACTGATCGAAGTTTTAGGGCTGGCAGAAGATGCCACCGAGGAAGACATCCTGAAAGCTGTGAAAAAAGCGGCAGAAGCGGCCAAGGAACCAGAAACGCCTCCGGCGGATCCACCTGCCGAGGTGGTAGCAAACAGTACCATCCTGGGGCTCCTGGATCTTCCAGACACAGCTTCCACAGCGGAGGTGAGTGCCAAGATTGTAGGACTGAAGAACGGGGACCAGCAGCTTGCCCTCCGCGTCCGGCAGCTGGAAGAAGCTGCAAAGGAGCGTGAGACTGACACTTTGGTACAGACCGCCTTGAAGGATGGCAAGATCACAGCAGCACAGAAGGAATGGGCGAGATCTTACGCACTGAAAGACGCAGAAGGCTTCAAGAAGTTCCTGGAGCTGGCAGGACCGGCGGTACCAATGGGCGAGATCGGCCTGAAGGATGCCCCAGAAGGTGAGAAGCTGGACGCTGACACAATGGCGATCCTGAAGAACCTGGGGATCAGTGAGGAAGACGTGAAAAAGTACGGGAATAAGGAGGTAACACTGTGAAAAGAACAGGAAACCAGGTGCTGGGAAGTACCACATTGAACATCCCGGTAGCTGCGGGGGAGAACATGAAAGAGTGTACGATCGCAGCCATTAACGCAGACGGTTACGCAGTGACCGGAAAGAAAGCGGAAGGACTTGTGAAAGCCGGAATGGTCGTGGTAGCTGCGGACAATACCGCCGGAGCTGCCGGAGCAGCGACTGTCAGAGTCCAGCGCGGAACCTTTGTATGGAACAACGACGGGACTATCAAGAACACAGACCTTCTGAAGACCTGCTACATCGCAGGAGCTGACACCGTGACCATCACCGCCGAAAAAACAAGTGCAGCCGGCACCATCATCGCGGTGGATCCGGACGGCGTTACCGTCGAGATGAAATAAGGAGGACATAGAAGATGATTATTAACCAGTCTAACCTGCATGGCCTGACAACAGGCTTTTCCGCAGCATTTAACAAGGCACTGTCAGAAGTGAGTCCGGACTACAGGGACATTGCAACCGTAACCTCTTCCAGCACTGCCGCAAACGACTACGCATGGCTTGGACAGATCCCTGGCATGAAAGAGTGGATCGGAGACAGAGAAGTCCAGCATATCAGCGAGTACGGATACACCATCAAGAACAAGAGCTTCGAGCGAACCATCGGCATCAATAGAGATGCTATTGAGGACGACCAGTATGGTATCTACACCCCGATGTTCAGCATGATGGGACAGGAAGCTGGAGAACACTATAACGACCTGGTGTTTGAGATGCTGACAAAAGGATTCACAGAAAAATGCTATGACGAGAAGACTTTCTTCGCTGCGGATCATGTGTCCGGTGAGAAGACTTTCTCAAATACCTCTACAGCAGCACTGAGCACCGAGAGCTTCCTGGCTGCCAGACAGGCCATGATGAGCATTACCGGAGACAAGAACAAACCGCTGAAGCTGGTACCGGATCTCCTGGTCGTATCCCCGAAAAACGAGATGGTAGCCAAGAAGATTCTGGAAGCTTCCCTGATCGACGGCACCACCAACATCACCCAGAACCTGGCAAAGATCAAGGTTGCCACCGAACTGTCCGGGGATAACGAGGACGCGTGGTTCCTTCTGTGCACCAAGAAGTTTCTAAAGCCGATCATCCTTCAGATCCGCAAGAAGATCAAGTTCGACATGCTTACAAAAGACACTGATATGAACGTATTCTTGCAGAAGGAATACCTGTATGGCTGCGACAGCCGTGATAACGCAGGCTTCGGCTTCTGGCAGATGGCATACGGCAGCACCGGAAAAACTTCCGGTTTAGGCTGATGTACTGCACCACGGCCGAAGTCCTTGGAAAGATCCGGGATGATATGATCGACACGATCCTGGGACCGGATCTGATCGAGGACGAACAGGAAAGGACAGAGAAGATCACTGCCTGCGCCGAGGAAGCTATCTCCGACGCCTGCGCCGAGATTGACGGCTGGGTATCCAAGCGGTACAAGGTTCCGTTTTCAGAGCCAGTGCCGCCGATCGTCAGCAAGCTGGCGAAGGATATCGCCGTCTACAATCTGGCAAGCAGGACTGGAATAGATGAAGACGACAGGGAGAACACCATATACATCCGTTACAAGAACGCTATCACGTTCCTGACGAATGTAGCCAAAGGCCTGGCGAACATTGATACCGGGCAGGATACAGCAGACGGATCCGGAACAGTCACAGCGAACGACGGCTTCCGGTACCAGGCAAATGAACGGCTGTTTTCCAGGGAGACCATGAAAGGATATTAACCACACATGTCATCAATTAGAGCCAGCATG